ATAACGCCTTATTTTCAACGACGAATCCATAGCTGTTTACATCAGGAGTGCTCGCAGCTCCCATGATATAAATGTTTTTCTCATCATCGCGAGTAAAGCCAAGCTCTAACTTGACTTCACCGTCGTTAATTTTTTCTAATTTTAAAAATATGTGATTTTGGTTTGCCATTTTAATAAAATCCCCCATGAATTTAATAATATACTATTTTTTATTTTTTTGCAAGTTTTTTAGTTTCCCGTAAATTCTGTATTGTTTATACCTTCTGCCCCTGTCTGTGTAACTTTAACAGTTTGTACGGAAAGTTCATCATCTCTGAAATCACCTAATGGTGCATATCCGTACATGTGCCGTCTTTCTTTTATTGTAAAAATTCCAAGATTCGGTATATCCTTCATAATTCCTAAAAACCTTGGTCTTAACGCTGGAATATCTTGCTCAAGATAAAAAATGCTCAAATAATTATATGTAGGATTAAAATATTTAAAAACATCAAAAAGATGATTAAAAATTCTTTGAAACATCGGACAAACCGTCATATCATAAAACATTTCAGTACTCTTTTGAATATCCTTACTATTTACTTTTTTATCTAAAATCCAATTTGTACCAAGTCTTTTTTGTATAGCGCTTTCTGCGGCATCTAAAACGGCATTAAACTCCATATCCTTATTGTTTTGCGAAAATTGTTTGACCTCTTTATCGGCAGAACCATCAATAATTACAGCGCTTCCGGCATTGCCAGCACCAGAATGCCGAACTCTTATCTCTTCTCTCAATTGCTCTCTATGCTTTTTATTGAGCATGCTCTTTATTAAGAATATCAAAGATGGTCTCGCCCCATTGGACAACAAGCTTTTATTGTGGTAACAACCAAACCAATAAAGCAACGTTTCAATACCGCAACCCTGCAAGATTGAAGCTGGCATGTATTGTGGATATGGGGAATTATTTATCAATGGAGCTATAATTTTTTGTCCATCAGCATAATATTTTCCGTTAAAAACATAAGTCCCATTATAAGCTCCAGAGTTCATGACAATGTAATCGTCTATTCTTGAATTGGCAATGTCTACGCTTGGCGTCAAATTAAATTCATCTAAAACCTTTATAGATATTATTTGGTTTTTATTATCAAGAATAAAAGCATAGTAAACTGCCCCAAAGAGAGTATAATTTTTTACTGCTTTTGATGTTGATGTCATTCTATCATCTGTTGCATTCGGATTTTCTAACAATTTTCTAAATAATTTTAGTTTAGCGTCTTTGGGATATTCTACAGCTTCCCTTTTTTCATCATCCCAAAATACAGGATCAATCATTTGCATGTTATTTGCGATTAAATCTATACCAGTTCCAATGCAGGATATTTTTTCATAAGCAGAAGCGAGTTCGTTTTGCGTCAACACTTTGCCATCGCTTCCGAACTCACGATAAGGATCGCCCATTAATTTGCCGTTTTGGATTTGAACATCACAACTTCCATCATCACCAGACTTAAATCCAATTCTATTCATTAAAAAATCACCAATGCCCAAATTAAAAATCCTCCATGTTATCATAATACTCTAATAATTGAAAATTTTCAAGTTTAATAAAAAATGGGCGTTTTTCTTGGTTAATAACCATCTCAATAATTTTGTCTGAAGGTTCGCCAAATTTCTCCAATAATTGCTCAATTACAGTCTTAATTTTGTATTTTCCTTTGCAATAACGGTGATAAACACAACCTTGACAACTGTCCCTTAGCCAACACTCAGCAGCTAATGCGGTCCACCCCTCGCCACAACTAACCTTTTTACCCATCAAAACTCCTAAGTAATTCTTATCGACATTGCCCCAAACCTACTTCTAAGCAAAAGACTAGCCAAACTATCAGGGGCATCATCTTTTGCCACTCCCTTTTTGTAATTATGTATTTGTGCCAAATATTCCTCATCGGTTTCGGCTACAAACTGTACGCATGGAAATCCATCAGAGCCATCTTCGCGCCAGAATGGTCTAAGAGTACTTACTATCTTTATATGCTTGTTTTGGCTCTCGTGATACCCTTCCACATTAAACCCAAGACCTCTAAACTCGTTACCCATTAACCCCTTGTCCGTATTTGTTTCCATAAATAATTTTTGTACCCCGCAATTAAACATTACCTCTGCAAGTTCCGCATAATTCTCATCTAGCGATATTTTCCACAATCGACCATAAACAACAGTCCTATTTGTATCCCAATCATAAGCACCAATCGTAAGAGAGCATGTGTCTACACCAGAATATTTTGCGTCAATTTGTGCAAAAACCTCCCATGCATCTGCGAAATAACTTTTTTTATAATTGCCAACATTATTTATTTTTGGAAATGGCTTTTCATCATCAGAAACAATAGTAAGCAAATAATTGGCAGCAAATAAAGCATCATCATTTAATACCTTTTTCTTCCATGCAATATCTTCTTCTGTCATTAACCCTGTTTGATAACAATTGTAAACAAATTTACCACGAAGCATATTTAATTGTCTAATACGCTCATTTTGCTCATCTGTTCTCTCTTTTGATGCTATATTCTCTAATAATTCCTGCTCTTCGGTTTTTGAAATTAAACCTTTTTCCATCAATTGAAAGGCGTCTTCTTCGTGCCAGGGAGTACCAATATTTATTATGCGAGTGTCCTTAAAACCTTTATTTGTAGATAATAAGTTCATCATCTCTTGATACTTAGAAATTGTATTTTTACGCTCAGCTTCACTCTCACGGTCAGAAGTTACGACAATATCGTCAGTGATAATCACACTCGAGTGTTTTCCAGTTAGAGGCGAGCCAAGACCTAATGCCCTTATTTGATACTCCCCAGACAAACTTACATTTAAATTTGTATCAATAGACAAGGCAGTATCTACAGTTTTTTTGAATCCACCCTTATTTCTAACGTCAGGATAAAGCACATCTACAAATTTATGAAAAAGCGGAGTGTCTAATATTTTACTAACACCATTTATTAATTCTTTAACTGCATCTTCTGATTTTCTAATAACTAAAACGGTTTCCAGTGGTTTCATGATTACCATAATTGCAACAGCAAGACGAAGACACGAACTCTTATATGAATCCCGGTGCGCTTGGTGTATCAAAACCTTCAATCTTTTGGGGTTTAATAGCCATTCACGAATCCATTGCCCATGTAGAGGCTCAAGCAAATCATAACCAACTCCAAGCATTCTTCCAACAACATGCGCTTCTGTAGTTAAGAGTTTAATTACCTCATCTTTTGTCCACTCAGCTTTTTCATCCTTCACCACAGGAACTATTGCAACAGTTGCATTCTTTTTTATAGGAACGAACGTTGGCAAACTGACTTCATTCAAATCTTTAACTATATTTCTATCATTGGTTGTAAGATAAAACCTTCCACCTTCAATTTTAACAGTACGACCATCGACATGTAAAACATACGGCATTCCTTCGGGTAAAAGTTTACGACAAAGAACTATCACCCGCATTACATCAGAATGTTGAACCATATTTTCATCCAAAAATTTATAATAGACCGTATCATTAGCATCCATTTGTCCATTATTTACATTTAAATAGTGAACAAATCTACTATATAGCCCTATTTGGTCTTGTGTTGGTCGAACTATTGTCATTCATTACCCTCCTCAACAGCCTTAAACTCAGCCTCAATAACCTGTTGCCGTTGTTTCTCAATCAGCTCATTCACCTCATTATAACTCGCAGTCAAGTTTATATTAATCTGAGTTGCGGTTGTTTCAATCTTATCAGCCCATTTACCTTTCGACATATTTTTTGCAATAAATTTATTCATATCAGCATTTGGTGGCAATTTATAATGAAGTTCATGCACAACCCCGTCTTTATCAAGCTTCTCCGCCATGCCTTCTGCTCCGTTGGCTATCTCGAGAATATTTTCTTCCGCAATTTTTGTCCACTCGTCCGGCGTTAAATCGCTTGCGTCTTTATCCATCTGTCTCCTCCTCTAGCCATCTCATTATTTTAACCCAGTTATTCGCATTCTCATAATCAACATCAGGGGTTAATTTGCCTGCCTGCATGAATGTCGCAACCCATTGCGCCAACTCTTGCGTGGTTTTACAACCTTGTATTTGTTCTT